CGCGACGTTGGGCCGACCCCCCAGCCAATTCCCTTATCGGGAATGGTTGGGAGACTCCCTTCTGTTCGGACACTTCTGCGGTATCCGGATGAGTCCACACCTCCCGTGCTTGTTCCAGCTCGCGCACACGCCGTAGAAGTCGCGCGAGGGGGGCCTTTTGGTCCACCCCGCGTGAAGATTTCCAGCGCAGTGCGAGCCGTCTGAGCAAACGGGAAACTGTGGCCGCCACCTTAAAGGGTTTCACCAGCCACGCACGAATAGGCTGCTCCTGTCCCAAAAGGAAGAAGTAGTCTCTCGTGCGCATCTGGATCATCCGCTCCGTGAGTTCCGACTGAGTGAGCTCAGGAACACGCGGAACGGACCCCTTGTACGGCGAACGGCCACGGCGGGTCATTAGGTATGAGTGTGGGAATCCATCGATGGTATCGCCTTCGGCCATCTCACGGTATTCCCCACCGGAGGACGAGAGGTAAGGACGCGATAAGACGCTCATGTCTGCCGACCATTTCTGGCCGTAGACAAAGTATGCCATCGCCTTCCTCCACCCTCGTCCCCCAACCTTGCCCGCCTGGACTCCAAGCGGATCCTTGCGCATAGGGAGACCAAAACCACCTAACACTCGCGGCACGAACGGTAGAAAACCGTGGTCGCGGGACCAGCGCACTGCGCCGGGCCGAGTGATTGAAATCACTTGCCTGACCGGAGCGTTTGGGTGGTTGATGGCTAACTCCATCGCGCAAGGCCCCAGCGTGCACCACCAGGGGAGGTCGGGACTCGCGTCTAAAAGACGGAAAGTCCCGACCAAACCCCTGAGTGGGAACGCCGGGGACCAACCTCCAAAGCGTAGACCCGACCTAAATCTAGGGACGGTCACACGCTTCACCCAATAGGCTCGCGTCAGTTTTCCAATGGTGCGATTGACGACTATCGCACCCGCAGGCAGTACTCTGCCTTTAAGGAGAGGGGTGAACCTCTCCTGTTGGAATTTCCGCACTGACGCGGCAGGGTGAGACGACGGCAAGGGCACCCGTATCACGATGAAGATCTCTTCAGTGAAGATTCCGAAGAATCGTGACACGAGGTGTTTGCCACGCGAGAATCGCCCACCTGATTCATCAACGACTTCTTCATAGCAGTCAATGATCAGTCTAGGGGCGATCCACGCGAGGTCATCTCCGCAAATGCGGGGATGCCGTCGTCCAGGAGGTAAGAAGTGTCTCTTCGTGGCTCTCTGATTCGCTTCATGAATCCAGAAGAGGTGCACCAGCGAGAGAATCAACCAAGTCAGGTTCAGCCCCATAAGGGCTCCCCGCTTGGAAAGAATCTCTTTACCGTCTGGGTACCTCAACAGCTGGGGACCAAGCGCCAAACGGCCGACATGCAGCGCCCAGACAGGCATCTCTCCTAACCCCTCAAGTAACCCTTCGAAAAGGGCCAAATCGAGGTCAAAAGGAAGCCTGTCCGACGCTGTAGACAAGTCGGCTGAAAGGCACCATGAGTCCCCAGCCACAGGATTCTGAAGGCCAACTTCGATGGCTTCACGATGATCCCCCGCGAGTACCTGGGTGACGGCCGGATCCTTTCTTAAGGACCGGATAATCGTCTTCCGCAGGACTCCAGTGAGTGAACCGAGCGCGGACGGGGAGGTGGTAACTATACGGGCTTTCCAGCCACGTTCAGGAACCACCTTCACGTCCGCCCTCGGGGCCTCAAGAGGGAGCTCATCGAGCATAGCGTCTCGAAGTTTGGCAGCGAGGACGTACGCCTGCCAGTCGGCCTGATAAACACCGACAGGGCAGGGCAACGCGTCCCACACTGAGTCAGAGAGCCCAGCCCGTTGGGCGACATCAAGAAGAGCACTCGCATGACCGCCTTTCCCCCTGGATTTCTCCAGCGTGGCTCCGGCAGTTGGCGTGAACTCCGCCGGCGTAAATGGCACCCTATGAAGGGTTGCCCACTGACGCGCGAAGTTCCGCGCCCGCTGCAGAAGCATGGGTTCGGTCACGTGAGGTTCTCTCAAAGTCGCCCTATGGGCTGCCAGGGCGCGTGCTACCACGCTTGGACCTCCTTTCGGTAAAGCCCTTCCAGACATTGTAAGACATAACCAATGGTTATTGTCGACATGTTGGAAGGGGCCGAGGAGGTACTGGCCGAGCGTGGCTTCGGAGGCAAGCCTCCGTTTGAGCACACTGTTAGGTCCACGGGCAAATATATGCTCGCGCAGACTGGACAGTGCTGTCTTAAGGGAAAGAACAAATTGGTCTTCCCCTGACAGAGCGACCTGGACGAAGAATCGCCACCATCGAGCTTGCAGATTGAATGCCGCCTGGCGGTCTTCTTTCCTGCAGAGGTCGTAGACAGGACGCTTTCCAAGAGAAGCGACCAAGCCGGCATAAAGGCAGGTCCAACTTGATTGGATCACCGCCTTCGCCCGGCCTCTGGCCTTCTGAGAGAGTCCAGCAAAAGTCTCGACCACTCGGTGATGGTGACGAAGAGAAGGGAGCACACAACGGGAACTGACGGTCCCACCTGAAGGAAGTGTTCGCCAAGCGAAACTCCTTCCCATGGTGGAACCGACCGTCCGGGGTGCATCGGTCACGGTGGCACTTGCGCGCATTCGCGCGCCAGTCGACCACCGTAGGGCAGATGTCATCCCGAAGAATTCCCACAAATCGGTTGGCGGAGTCCAAAGACTCCGCGTCCCGATTCGCAGTGATGTCTTCATAGAT